AAAAATGACGAGCAAGTACGAAGAGAGAGTGATTGAGAAGATAAGAAACCGAGCCGAGATTGGTCTCAAAAAGTATGGGACTACGATGGCCCGAAAAGATTTAAGTATCTTAGAGTGGCTACAGCATTTGCAAGAGGAATTGCTTGACGGCGCGGTTTACATCGAGCGTCTACAAGACGATAATGGCCAGTTAGGCAACCTTGATAAAGAAGAAGAGTGAGTTGAAATTATGAATATTTTTGTGCTTGACCAAGACCCACACATCGCCGCTTCGTATGTCGATGATGTTCGACTACCAAAGATGGCTGTAGAGTCTGCCCAGATGTTGGCTTCGGCTTGCGTAGTCAATGGTGCGACTCCCGACATGATGCCCCTCACACAAAAAGGTACGCCGTACCGAGGCGGGTACCCCAATCACCCATGCACAATCTGGGCCACAAGAAATCGTGCTAACTTCATGTGGTTATACAAGCACGGCCTTGGGCTGTGCGAAGAGTACACGCGCCGATTCGTTGGAAAGAGACACTCATGCCACAACCCTATCATACAAATGGGTAAGATGGCCCACCTACTACCCGAAGGAGAACTGACTCCTTTCGCCCAAGCCATGCCCGATGAGTACAAGCACGAAGACCCTGTGGTTGCGTACCGAGCATACTACAGGGGAGAGAAACCGAATTCCAAGGGCGGTGTACGATACCGTCTTACCTCTTGGCCCGATTGGTGGCACGAAGAGAGAGAAGAGGAGCCACGCGATGATGAGAAGACCGCGTACCTCAAAACATTGGGGCTGATATGATGTCAGCAAGTAAGAGTCACATGGTAGGGAGTTGCAATCGTCATGCTTCCAGATCCGACAAAGGAGTAAGGGGTTTTTGTTCGTTCTTCCCCGTTTTCGCCTCCCTCCCTACCTGTGGCACCGAGGTGTTCTAATGGAGATTCTCAACCCCGATGATGACGATATAGAAATAATCAGCCTATGGAAACAAGAGGCGACAACTAAGTATGCCGAAAACTATAGAATCCGAGTCAAGATAAAAGGTAAGTATTACGTTGGGCATTTGGAGATGAGCGAATGAACGTAAGAGAACCGACATTAGAGGTGGACTTCGCATCTTTCAAAGAAGGTGTGTATGATGCCATCGCTGGTCACATTAGAGACCAACCAGGCGGTCATTACTACAAGCGGGGTTATGACTTTGGTATGACCATTTACTCAGAATTATTGGAGGAAGAGGAGTGAAAACTTTGTGCGTAGACTGTCGAGAGAGACCTGCTTTGGTCGGTCAGACTATCTGCGAATGGTGCAAAGACTTAGAAGATATGGCTTGGAGGGTCTACAATGAGAGAAGAGGGTAAACTAAGGAGACACGCCAAGACTCGCTTCTTCGTGGGTTGCATCCTAAGAGAAGCACAAGAGCCACTCACCAGCGCAGAGATAGCAGATAGGCTTGCTAAGTACAGGCAAACGAGGAGATACCTCAACAATGCAGGGAGCATCTCTAATTTGATTCTTGGGGCGCATGGCATAGAGAGAAACGACAAATACCCCACTACTTACAAACTCAAGAACTGGGAATCCTTTCGCACATGGATAGGTCTGGATAAGAAAAAGTGGCGTAACATAGAGAAACTGGATATTCATTACCCCAATCAAATCGGCAACAAAGAGAAGCCGAAGTACCGAGGAGGCGCACAATGAACCCACATTTGTACTGGGCATTGATGCATAGAAAGAAATATAAACACACATTAGTTGGCGATGACATGAGGAGAAAGGAGGGCAACCACATGGTAGATTTACCACAACCTGAGATGGAGCAAGAAGAGTGCGAATGCGAATGGGAGCATTTTCATACGATGTGCGACCTACATGGGAGAGATACCGATGTCGATGTTGATGGTACTAACGTTCATGTTACCTTGACTGTGCGGTGCAGACATTGTGAGAGAGAGATTGAAACTGATTGTTCATGGGAGATTGATGGTTGATGGGTACTGGTACTGATGGTAGAACGAGTTACGACTTCTTTTTCGGAGTCTTCTACAAGCAAGAGCATTTGCTCGACAGGAGAGACCATGTTCGCATAGGCCACGAAAAGGTAGACGAGGATATGCTACTAATGAGAGCCAAGAGTCTCCCCGATTCTGACAAAGATAGAATACGAGAATTGATTGAGTCTGACTCCGGTTGGATTTACATCAATGACGGTCACGGCTTAATTGTCAAAGTAGAGAATGGTAGGCCACAAGGTTTCGTGAAAGATAGATTCGCCACCATGAAAGAAGCAACGGTGAAGTCCCATGAAGAGGAGTGAGTTTCCATCAGACATGGAACTGATTTCCAAATGGTTAGATAATGCTGGCGATAACCATCCTGAGAACGACGATAAGGCTACTCGGAATATCGAGATAAACGCAAGCGAAATCGAGCCAGTGTATTGCGATGCCTTTAGAAAAGTAAGGAGATTCACACCCTCACAGACAAGAGGGAGTACGGCAAGAAGGATGAAACCTGTGGTAATCTTAAGAATAGGAAAGTATGATTTCGCCATACTAAATCTATCTGTATTCCACAAATTTGTAAACGAGATTCTATTTCCTGAGAGATTATCTTTTGAGGACTTCAAGGGTATCATCCAAACGTTTGTGCCGCTGACTTTTCTTAGAGACATACTGAAAAACAATGATAACACACTTATGTTCGGTGCCAAGGAGAATGAGAAGGGAAACTTGGTCATACATGATGTGCGAAAAGAGAGTAGTACTGTGACCTACATGGGCTACGAACCCTTGGTAGCATACGTGCAAGAGAGAGTGCCAGGAGAGTCGTTAGTTGGGGCAAAATACAAGTCTTCCAATAGACCCTCATGGCATAGAAGAGTAGTCATGTCTTGGGATAACTGCGAGTTAGAACTGACTCAACAAGCAAAGACATTTACTATGTGCGCTCGATACCATGCTGGCGAGAATATCATAATGCAACCTTGCAATCCGGTATCCTTTACTGGGTCATGGGATAGCGTAGAGGCCGACAAAATCATAGAGAAAGTCGATGAGTGCATTGACTCTTTGGTTGAACTGAACCAACGATTTGTAGACAGCGAAGACTACCTCACCCCACACGTACTGAGAACGTTTACTAACACAAGACACGTAGGATACCCCTCCAATCTGACATTCAAACAAAGGAATAGTCTGGAGAGAGAAAGATATTCTCTATTCCTTCAATCCTTTGCATGAGGCCCAAGAAAAAATAAATGGTTCGCAATATCACGGTTTTGTTAATTCTTTCAATTGTTCAAAGAGATTTTATTGGAACCTAAACAAAAAATACCTTTGAAGAAATAAAACAAAATAGGGATAGGCTCGGAGTATCACGGTTTTTTAATTTTGTAGGAAAAGTCAAGGAATCAAATTAATAAGCATTAGAGAAGGCGATGTGATATGGCGCGGGCGCAAGGGGCAAGAATAGAGAGGGTAGACGAAACAGATTTCGTCTGGACACATGATGCGTGGTTGAAAAAAGAAGATAGCGACGTTATCGTATTCGTGCAACACGAAGAAGGTTGGGCTGGTTTCGCAAGTATGATGGGATTCTTGGGGGAGGAACCAAAGTTGGTCGCAAGGATTTACTCTAAGTTGCAGACTGTACCTGCGTTCAATAGCATACCGAACCCTCTATTTCCTGAGTGGCATTTGTACGAAATGAGAGATAGCGATAACGTGAGAGTTTTCGTACTGAGAGTAAACTATGTGCATCCCACTTCGATAAATGATGGCGAAGGCCATGACGATGCCTTTAACTGGCTCTATATGTACCCCATGTATTCGTCAATCATCAAGGTTCTCTTAGACCTCGGTGTGAAGAGGAGTTGGATGATTGCACAAGACGTTCTACCTACAGTAGAAAACGTGGGTGTTCTAAGAACGTATGATTTTGTCATGCAAGACCACTACAAAGAAGAGGATTGGCCTGAAGATATTACTGTAACTCCCGGTGCATGGATATGGGCTTCCCTATTCGCTTCATTCAATAACTTCAACCCTCTTTGTCAATCAAATATGGTAATCCTACCACACCCTACCCAATTCATTGACCACCAAGGCATTGACTTGCTCATAGACTGGGGTGTAGAAATTATGAATCTGACTATTGAAGAACAAAGTTTGGCTAAAGCAATCGAAGGTCTGGAAAAATTAGAGGCGGTAATTTCAAATGAGACCTCTTATCCCATACCCAATGAATGGTACGGTGATGAGTTTGGTGCATAATGATTGGAATGATGATACTGGCATAAACATCTTTGAAGAGATAGAGCAGTTTGCAAGAGAGAGTCACTACGTCGATGTAGACGACAAACTCGGCGTATTCATATGTTCGGTCGGCGCACACATATTCAATGCACTAAACAAATGCAGTAGATGTGATTTCGACCCCACTACGGTTGCCGACCCCGATGAAGACTTTACGATAGATAATTGCCCTTTGCGCCACAACAATATGCCATTCTATACACCTATGATGCAGTTGAAAGACACGCGCATCCACATCCTACTTAGGGGGCCAAAAGGTAGTGGTAAGTCAATCTTGATTCTTCTATTCCTTGCCGAAGGTACTGGCTTCTTACACAATCCCCAAGCCGACTTAGGCCAAGGTATGCTTACTATGATGGGGCCGAATAGTATTACAGAGGCCGGTATGTTCGGTAGCGTAGATGAGTTTGGTGACATAGTAGGGCGACCGTTGGCGAGAGAGAATTGTGGTGGCTTTCTTGGCTTTGAGGAATTTTCCTCAATGTCAGACGCTTCCAAGAAAGACCACTCACTTGACATGAAGAATCAACTTCTCACTTCCTTAGATACTGGTAGAGTACAAAAGGCACTCCGAAGTGGTTGGGTTCAATATCTTACTCGGTATACTATGTGGGCGGCGACACAACCCGCGAGGTTTGAGTTAGATTCCGGTCTTGACCGTAGGTTCTTTATCATCGACATAGAGATGACACCGGAGAAAGAGTTGCTTTACAAGAAGGCCCAACAAGCACAAAACAACATGAGTAGCGACGATAGACTAAGATTGGCTAATCAAGCGATTAGAATCAAAACATGGTTCAAGAGTCGTATGGAGCGAGCCGTCAAGGAGCCACCTATCCATGTCATATGGGATGACGAGATTGGTGATTGGCTTGAGAGACCCGACGTGCGCTCCTTTGAGTCTGATTTGTTTCGTAGAATATGCATTGGCTATCATATGATGCAACCTGTGTATCGTGGTGGTCAGCCTCTATTTATTACTATGGATGATAGACTTCGTACTCTTCTCAATCTATCGCTTGAGCAAAGAAGGCGCGTCATGGATGCAGACTTGATGCTAATCAAAGATACCTTTTGGATGCGCGATTTGCCTAAGTCTCAATTGGTTAAGGAGGTCTCACGCATGATAACTATGGGAGACTATCAAAGCGCGAAGAGGTGGATTATAGAGAACCTTGAAGGGCAATCATGGTACGAAGAGTTTGAACCTGAGAAGTCTGGTAGAGGGCGAAAGGGTGTTATATGTCGTATTGGTAAGGAGAATGGGAAGTCGTTTACGAGGTGGCAATCCAAATGAAGACCGTAGGTGAAATCAAAAGGCGTATCTCTCAAGAGACTGACGTGTTTGTTATACAAGCACTTCAATGGGTCATGGAAGATAATTGTCCCATGTGTAACCATAAAAAATGCCGTGAACTGGAAATCAAACTACATAACAATGAAACTTCACCTGAGTATCTTGAAACGAAACACGGTTGGCCCGACGGTTCTGTTATCGCGCACATGGAGTCACACATAGAGTATGACCCCGAAGAAGCACAAGAGATAGAGACAGCGAGAGGACAGGCTATCAACACACTCGATTCGGCAACCGAAGTATTCCAATGGACTAAGAATTGGATTATGGAGTTAGAGGAACTGAAAGAGCAAGCCGGTGGTATAAACTCGGCGTTTGTTGCTGATGCGACGAAACTACTATCGCAAGCAAACTCTTCCCTCAAACTAATAGGGCAACTGAAGAAAGAGATAGGTGTGGAATCCCAATTACTACTGGCTAACGCACAAATGAATGACATGAGTAGGATTCTCGTAGAGGTTCTACGTGGTCATCCCGAATTGTTAGATGACGTAGAGTTGAGAATGTCGGCATTACGCGCTCCTAATATCATAGACGTAGATTACACGGTGACTGATGATGCCTAAGTGGAGAAAGAAGACATCCCTATGGTCTCCACCAATTTACAAAGACGATTGGCCTAAACTGATAAAGATGATGAAGGACAATGGGGTGTATGTTCAGATTGATGATAGAGTCAAATTCTTCTATGGAGAGTATGAGATAACAGGGAAAGAGATTCGTAGAGTATGGCAAATAAGTAAAAGCCAGTTAAGGACACTAAAGGACAAGGTTATAAGCGGTATGTGGGACGAGGAAACATGAAGAGGCAAACTACACTAAAGGAATTTGGGTTTACATTCGGGGATGAAGAAGAATGAATTTTACGTTATCTATGAAGTCAAAGAGTGGTTGGACTATGTTCAACGTAGAACACATATCCGCCGTCACTATCTTTGATAACGAGGTCGATGTGCATCTACAATCCGGTACAATCTTTACAATATCCAAAGAAGACTGGTCAAAGACACTTCGACCTTTGTTGGGATAACATGAGTGAAGAAGTGGAGGATTGGAGTCAAAGACATTTTGGCGAATTGGCTTTGTACCGAACAATAGCGGCGACTGTGAATACGATATTGTCTTCATTGGTTTTAGCAAAATTGTTTGGGTGGATATGATGTCTAACTTTCAACAATCCATTAGAGCCGTGTACGCTTGGTCTGACAGAATACGAGTATTCAATATGCTTTTGAATGTGCCGACTCCTTATCTTTTAGCATACATTAGAGAAAACGGCATAGATGTAGAACTGTATAGAATGATACAGAAGTGTGGGTTTGAGTTGCCAGATGAGTTAGTCAAAGCGGTTGTTGCATTTGGTGTAAGCCCACGACATCTTAAACTGAAGCACCCTAAGAAGTTGAAAGATGACGATAGACCAAGCAATTTCTCTCAGAACGATAAATATTGGAGAGAGATAATAAAACACAACCCGGAAATCCGTAATGAAGTACGAGAATCTAATAAAGTCATGCCGAAAGGAATGAAGAAGAGAATGGAGAAAATGAGTACGTGGATTTAGAAGTCTTTAATTACACTTTCCCCAGTATCTTTATTAATGAGTGCCAATAATACAAGGGTGAGAAGAATTATCGCTGAGATTCTATTTGAGCATGGCCCTTTGACCAAGGAGGGTGTAGCCAAATGGCTTGGTAAGCAAAAGTCGGTACGCACTATCCCCTCACCACATAGTTTAGCAAGTCTACTTTGTAAAAATGTTCAGATTAAATCTGTTGGTAGCACGATAGTAGAGAATACAAATGGGGTCAAGGCAAAGCACCTACTCTATGATGTGGATAGGAATCTGGTACACAATATAGAAGAACTGAGTTATTCACGAAGCCCTACCATAATGACACCGAAAGAAAAGAAAGAGAGTAGGAAATGCGTGTGTGGGAGACAACGTGTTTTTCCCCCAGACTCTAATCAATGTATTCATTGTGAAAGGGCCAGTTAGGTTAAGGTTAAATGCTATCACATATACGACAAAATATGAGAGCAAAAACTGTAACGCACGTAGAGTACGAGGCATTGAATCTTATACTAAATGAGATAACTGTAGACGAATTGAGAGAGGATATGGTTCCCGAGGGTGATGAAGTAGCATTGAAGAGGTTCAATAGTGGTATAACTAACGTAGCCAATTTAGTCCAAAACATGGCTAACAGGAGAAGGCATCGACTACCTGAATCCCATCGTGACTTTAGGGTGAAAGATGAATGAGCCAATACTGGGCTAAGTTGGGTCTGAACCCACCGAAGGTTATTAGATGTCGCGTGTGCGATGAGGCTATACCTAACGCTCTTGCCAAGATTACCCAGCGTGAGATTGATGAAGGCGAAAGGATTGCGGTAGTACCTGCGCCAATGTGTCACTTTTGTCTCACAGACAAATTAGAAGCGATTGGTGTGCTAAAGTCATGGCAAAAGCGAGGTAGGGTTCAAACGCTTACTGAGACCAAACCAACACCGAAAAAGACCAGTAAACCTAAGAAGGTGGTTCCTAAAACCAAGAATATAAACCTACAACCTAAACCAACACCAGAAAAATCTGAGCGAAACCATAAAAAATCGTTGGGGTCATTCTTGTAGTGTGGAAGACTTGTCAGATGAGGTGAGTTATATTATGAACATGGTAGGGATGAATGTTGGTGATGCACGACAACGCGCATTCCTCAAGAAGATAGACGAGATTTGTGAACGCTCCACACTGGACGAGATTATGGATTTGAAGAATGCTATGGCTCTTGCTACCGACCCAAATTACAACAAGGGGGATAACCCCATAGTAGACGTACTGATAGAGAATGCAGAAGAGTATGATGAGCAATTCCTTCGTGGGGTCTTAGTCGGTATCACTTACTGCTTGGCGGTAGAGAGAACCTTTAGCGTCCCATTCATAAAGAAGGCGCACCACGATAGAATCATACCGATGTTTGACTCGACTCGGCAGTATATTTTAGAGAGAGCATCAAGTTTATAAGCCCTCTAATCTCGGTCATATCATGGCGAGAATTGATTGCTCATGGTGTGGGAGCATTAAAGGTTGGAATACAATAAGTCAAGAATGTCGTACTTGCAATAGGGGTGATTTTTGATGAGCCAAATTTGGAGTGAGAAGTATCGCCCCACGCGCGTAGCAGATATAGTAGGTCAAGATGAAGTAGTAGCAGAGATAGTAGAAATGATTGACAAAGGTGTGATGCAACATTATCTCTTTCATTCTGTAACTCCCGGTGTGGGTAAGACTACAATGGCCTACGCTATTGCAGACGAGTTAGACTGGCAAATTCACATCTTCAATGCAAGTAGCAAGAAGACGAGAGGGATTGATTTCGTTGAGGAGGAATTGATTCCCCTTACATCTATTGGTCGAGAGGAGCAAATCATTTTGTTAGACGAAGCCGACCAATTGACACCAGCCGCACAATCGGCATTGAAAGGAGTCATAGAGAATTCACAAGGGTATTTCATACTGACTTGCAACGACATAAGCAAGGTAAGTGACTACCTACAATCTCGATGTGCGGTAAGGGCATTTAGACCTTTGAATAACACGGAATTAGAAGATAATCTACGTGAGATTGCTCTAAAAGAAGGTCACGTTGTAGAATCCGGCGTACTCTCTACAATAATAAGATACAATGAGGGTGACATGAGAAACGCCATAGGCGCACTCCAATCCTATTGTCTACAAGAAGGTCTTGAGAACCGACAAAAATTCTTAATGTCTCTTACCGAAGAAGGAATAGATTGTCGAGCATTCCTCATGCTGACAACGAAGGACAAAGACTTGGTAAACGCCTTGAAGATGATGAAGGACTATCACGCTAAGAATTTTATCATGGCTATCTTCAACTACGTTTGCTATTCTGAAAGAGCCACCAACGACTCCAAACTGAAGGTAATACACGCGGTTATCACTTCTCTTAGGGACTTGATAGATGGGGTACACGAAGATGTAGTTAGAGCAAACTTCATCAAAATGTGTATTGATAGTTAGTATTATAAGCATTAGAGATTGGGGTAGGGTTACTTAGAAACGCGAGATGAATGACATGGATGAAAAGATGGTTGCTAATATTGCTAATACATTGAACACTACAAACGATAGAGTCATGGACATGGCTACTACCGTTCTTGATGAGAATCGAGACATATGGGCCAACGCCGGAAAGGACGAGGCCACTATGGAAGTACAGGCTCTTAGGATTGCACAAATCAAGATGCAAAGGGCTAACGCCGCCCTCGCAAGGAGTGGTGCCTCTAACTACGTGGGTATGTTCGTGAGTGTACCTCGCTCCAAGGAGTGGGGGAAGATTCTCTACAACAAGATGCTCAAGGACTTGAAGAACCTAAGTGATGAGGCTATCAATGGCCTTGTTCGTGCTGGTTCGGTCGTTCTTTACGAAGAGAGTGGAGGGGAGTACATACGAAAGGCAAACCCATCGTTGTTCGCTTTCATACCTCTTGCCGACGAGATGACCGAGACTACCGTGACCGAGTTACCAAGAGAGGCTATGGAGTACGCCGAGGGTCGCTTCTTCTACATAGTATGGGACAACAAGACACCGACTTGGCCTTCGGGAGACCGAAACTTCAAGTTCGGCAAGCCGAGACCACAAGACGAGAGGGAGAGGGTCACCCTATTCTTGGGTCGCGAGGAGTCACAAACTAACGCACCGATTAGACTACTCACCGTAAGGGCCAATGGGAAAGAAGCCGACGCGCTCTATCCACCTACGTTTGTCGCAGGTAGAATCCCATTGAAGGGTGCTAAGAATCCCGACGTTGCCTACGTCGTTAGAGATGTGAGTGTATTCTCACGCGACGATAGTGTGCAATCGGTCTTTAGTAGCCCTCCCTTGGTAGTGAACAACGGTACACCCGATGGCCCAATCACCGACTTGGTTCGTGACATGGTTGGTGTGAGTGGTCTCGATTCCTATCACTCTCAAAACGAGGGTAGTGATGGATGGTACGATGCTTTAGTGGGTGTTGTGGGAGAAGTCATACACATGGAGCCGAAGGACAATGGTGCGATGGTACTTGTGTTAGGTAGCGATGACATGACCTCTCTTGACACAATAGACCTATGGGTTAGTGGAAAGCACGCCGACACAATCGACTTTGGTGTAGGCTCTAAGGTTGTAGCCATAGGCCAAACATGGATGGGTCGAGAGGGTGACGTAAGGTTCTCATGTAGCGGTTGGTACGCCTACGAGCCTGTTGAGGCTATGGTATCGGACTTCGTAGAAGAGGATACGGATGGTGAGTGGTGAAATGAGTGGCGCATGGGGGGCTACTGCACCGAAGACTACGCCGAGCGCACCGACAGTAGAGTACAACCAAGACTACTATCGAAACCTCTTCAATGCACCGAAGAAGTCTACTGGTACAATTAGGATGGCCTTGGTTGCGAGAGAGAATTGCGCTAAGACAGGACTCGCTCTTTCCATGAGAAAGGGTAACACAGTCATTCTCGATATAGACAATTCCGCTGGGGCTACCGTAGAGTACAACTACGGTGATGACGATAAGATACGTGTACTTCCCCTCTTGGATGAGAACGACGAGTCAATCTTCAACGAGGATAACACAATCAACTACGTTGCTCTAACCGACAAAGTAAATTGGTACATCAATCTCATAGCAGAGCAAGCCGACGAGATTGACACGGTAATCTTCGATGGTGGTTCTACCTTCTTGAAGTGGTGCGAACACGCGATGACCTACGTTCTGCAACACCGAAGCAAGAACCCCGTCAATCCCGAAGATGGCGATAGATTCAACCAAGCAGAATGGAGAATCCGAAACAAGATGTTTAGGGATACGATTGGTAGACTACATGGCTTACCCATTGATAGGATATTCTTCACATTCCACCTAAAGGAGATAAAGGAATTTGTCAATGATGGGTCTGGAAAGAAGGTTCTTATGAAGGTAGGAGAGAGGCCGGAGTGGGAGAAGGGAACGATGAGATACTTCTCGCAACAGATATTCCTAACTCGATACATGAAGAAGGCCGACGAAGCCGCCGGAGTAAAGGGTGACTCCTCCTTGGATGAAGAGGAGTGGGTTGTAAAGGCCGAGATAGAGGAGATGAAGGGTAGAAACATGGAGCATTTAGGTACTACTCACACAATCCTATCGGTGAAGAAGGGTAACGTTAAATGGTATGGACTACCGATGCTAACTTGGGGGGAAGACGATGCCGTTGATAATTGAAACCAATGACCTTGTAAATCTTCTACAGCAAACAGAGAGAAAGGCTACCATAGCAGGGCAAACTGGCCCTCAAGTCTATGGGGTGAAACTAACCCCAAGTGAAGACCAAGGACTTTCTACCACTTGGATAGTCAAGGATGGTATCTCTTCCGTGTCTCACTTTGCAGTACCTTTGCATGATGACAACGATTCTATGGAGCCAATCTTCATTCCCGATATTACGAGGGTTTTGGGTATCCTAAAGTATCATGGTGGCAAGATGAAGATAACTGCAACCGACGAGAAGGTTGTGTTCAAGTCTAATAACAAGCAGACAACAATACAATCTACTCCTCGCGCGTTGGCATTCCCCAACAGTAGAGATTCTCTACTATCGTGGGCCGAGAAGTCCGAGATGTTGGCGGCGAAGATTAACAATGTGCCTATTGACAATCCTACCTACGTTACTGCCGAAGGGGAGTTGTATCCACCTATGCTTAGGATACAAGTTGATGCGGTAGATTTGTTTGAGGCGTTTAGATGTGCTGGCATAAACAATCAAGACCCCGATGTGTTCGTATTCAATGTAGATGACAACGGTAACCTCAAGATACGAGTGGGTAATGACTTGAAGGGTGCTACCGAATCTTCTATAGCCATAGATAGTTTCGTCGGTAACGGTGGATTTGAGTGTGCTTACAATGGTGGGTTCAATGAGATATTCAAGTACGTCAATGGGCCTGTGTGGTTATCCTTCTTTGACTTTAGAAGTAAGAACCAAGGCATAGGTCTTCTCATGGCATGGGATAGGTCTTATGTCCTACAAGCGTCGTTTGAACAAGGTAGATAGTATGGATGATAGGCAAAACTCTTTTTTTGGTGTTGTAGACACCGAGATACAAGAGGGTACGGCTCAAGAGGAATGGGATAGAGGCGGTATGCCGGAGTATAATAATCCTAAGAATGATGCATATCACATGATAAAGATTAGATTTGCCACTAAGGAGGACATGGATGAGTTTGCCAAGATAATAGGGCAGAAGATAACCGATAGGACAAAGGCTCTTTGGCATCCATTCAAGTCGCACTGGGGAGAGCATATCCATAGGTTTGTTGATGAAAATGCCCACGAAGAATGAGCCACAATTCCCCATCTATGTTGTGTCGAAGGGGAGATGGGATAACCAACTTACTGGTCGCGCTCTTGATGTGATAGGGGTTCCCTATCGTATGATTATAGAGGAGGGGGAAGAGGAGCAATACGAAGCCGAGAGAGGTTCTTCTTGTATTGAATTCTTGGTAACACCACAAAAATACAAAGACGAATACGATATGTATTGGGTAGACGATGACCCAAGGCTTGGGCCTGGTGCTTCTCGTAACTTCGCGTGGGAGCATTCGATGTCTATGGGATTTAGTCATCATTGGGTGATGGATGATAACTTCGATGGGTTTCATAGGCTGAATAGAAACATAAAGGCGCAAGCACATACTGGAGCAATCTTTAGGGCTATGGAGGACTTCGTACTGAGATATGATAACATCGCTATTTCCGGCCCTAACTATTCCGGCTTTTGCAATAAAGCAGAAGCACTTCCACCCTATGTGAAGAACACAAGAATCTATTCATGCTTGTTTATTCGTAATGACATTCCCTACCGATGGCGTGGTAGATACAACGAAGACACCGACATTTGCTTGAGGGTTCTAAAGGATGGTTGGGCTACCCTACAATTCAACGCATTCTTAGCAGATAAGATAACCACACAACGTATGCACGGTGGCAACCATCAACAATTCTATTCCAAAGACGGCACTATCCAAAAAAGTAGAATGTTAGAGGATATGCACCCCGACGTAGCAAAGGTAGTTATGCGGTATGGTCGGTGGCACCATGAAGTAGATTACAAACCATTCAAGGGTAACCCATTGATGTTGAAAGAAGGACTGAACATTCAAAAGGGTAATGATGAGTACGGTATGATTCTACAAAAGAGAAAGAAGGAGAGTAGAGCCTTCAATAGCCATAGAGTCACAGTCGATAAAGACATGACTACATTGGTTGCTACTGGGGATGAGGCATACACAAGTAGGTTTAAAAGCGTTTGAGTAGGAGGTTTGGTTATGGCATACACTAATAGGTTCGGTCGAACAAGTTATCCCATGAGGGCGTTTGCTCGTTATCTACACGAAAATGGCCCATCGTCTATAAGTGATACTGCTAATTATGCTACCCTTGAGAACGGTAGGTTAGTTAAGGATAGTCACTTCTCCATGAGCGTTAGGCAATTGACTACAATATTTAGAATGCATCCCGACTTTAAAATCGTAGACAGGAGCAAGAAGGTAAGAGAGTGGGTTGTGAACGAAGATTCCGAATTATTAGAAAACATGGATAGAAGTAAGGCACAAAGAAAGGATGAGACAACATTTATGGGTAAGGTGAGACAATGACTGAATTAGTAGAATACATACTCTTGAGCGAGTTTGTTGAAGAAATATTAGAGAAAATAGAGAGTGGCAAGACGGTAGAAAACGTAGACATAACGGAAGAATTCTACAATGAGAATGATGAGAAGGTTATACTGAAATTTTCAACCAAGACGGTAAGCAACGAGAAACTATACCGACAAAGAGAGTGGTTGAATGAAGAGTACATCGAGAAGGGTAGGTCTATGCAATCTATTGCCGACGAGTTTGACATTACTCCTATGGCGGTATTCAAGTGGCTAAAGAAGCACGGCTTGGATACAAGACCACCTGGTAGATTCGCTAACTTGTAGTTACATTGATAAGCAATTGATTATAGGGTCATCTATGATAGTAGACGCGCTTGTAAGAAATAGAGTGTCTATTAGATATAGAGATGAAAAGGGTTATCGTAAGACTATAACCGATGAGATAATTCCTTATCTATTCATAAAGACCGAGGAAGCCGACTCTCTACAAGATAAATTCAAGAGTGGTATAGATGTATTCCCATATACCACAATTGATGGTTTCATAGGTTTGTACGGAGAGGAACTGACTAAGATTACCTCTCCAGACTATGACTTTATGAAAAGCGTAAGGAAAGAATACGATACGTGGGAGGCCAACATTCCCACCACCAATAGAATACTTTGTGACAACGCCTACAATATCCCTAACTACGAGCATCGAGTATGGTACTTAGACTGTGAGTGGCATCCTACGACAAATCAAATGAGGGTGATAGTAGTCAAGGATAGTTTCACACAACAAGACTATGTGTGGGTTGTTCATGCAGACATAGAGCCTGGCGACCACAAGGAATTAGACGGTCACACTTTCGATACCCACATCAAGGCTTTCTCTACCGAGAAGGATATGCTTCGTCATTTCCTTTCACATATGACGGCTCAAGACCCCGATGTGATTACTGGTTGGTTCGTGGTGGGTGCAGACATCAAGACCATCATAGAGCGATGTAGAGCCAACGGTTTGCAACCTCAGAGGCTTTCCCCACTAAATCGAATACGATACGAATTCGGTGATTGGGCGCAACCAATAGCAGGGAGGAATTGCATAGACTTGATGATTGCCTTTTCTAAATTGTGGGAGTTGAAGAACGGCAAACTACCGGGATACAAACTTGACGATGTTGCGCGTGAAGTACTGGGACAAACTAAAGTAGAACTGGAAGACGGTCACGATACATACTATAGCGACATCGCCACATACATTCATTACTGTATTCAAGACGTAGCGTTACTACCACTCTTGGATGAGAAGGTCAATGCAATAAAGCACTACTTATCTCTACAACATATCGTACAATGTGAACTGAAAAGCACTCCTTTCATAACCAAGATGTTTACTTGTTTGACTTTGCAAGATGAGGAATTCGATAGACGTATTCCCACAAGACCACAATTCGCATTTGAGCCATACGAAGGTGCTGAGATTATGGAGGTCGAGGAAGGCGCATATGATAATGTAGGCATTCTCGATGTCAAAGCGATGTATCATAGTAATGCATCTTTGCATAATATCTCATGGGATACGTTAGAGGAGAATCCGATAGACGAATGGCGTTATGAAGACTGTGGTAATGGTACAGTATTTTACAAGGGTAAGAAAGGCTTGCTTGTTCGATTGATGGATAAGATGACCGATTTGAGAAACCACTACAAGAGACTGAAAAAGAAAGACGGCTTAGATAAGTGGGATACTATGCAATTTGCCTGTAAATCTTTAGTAGCGTCTATGTACGGTGTGGCTGGCGATTCAAAGTATGGTATGTATCACCCTAAAATCGCGGCGGCGATTACCTACACTTCACGGGCTACTCTAAATGACTTGAAGGTGTGTGCTGAAAAGCACGGCTTTAAGGTACTTTACGGACACACAGACAGCGTGTTTTGCATCATACCTACCCCTCAAGAGGGAGAGGCAAAGATGCGCTTAATTAACGAAGAACTGGCTCCTATTGAAGTAGAGTTTGAGAAGTGGTGTAGTAGCATGGTGTTGATGGCTAAGAATCGCTATGCTGGCAACGTAACATGGACTGAGGGTGTTAGTCATGGTGATGTTCTTTATGTCAAGGGTATTGAACTGAAGCAATCAAGAATGCCACCTATTATGAAAGAAGTAATGTCTGCTACCTTGAATAGTGTATTGACTCACAAAAACGAAATCGAGACTACTAACTATATCAAGGACTTGATTGACAGGGTTCTTGAGGGTAAAGAGGAAGACATCAACCTATGCATGAAGGGTAGATTGTCGAGAGACCTATCCAAGTACAAGACTCTATCCGGCCCAAGTGCTGGGGCGGCGTGGGCCAACGCAAACATTGGTAAGACATATCGCAAGGATTCCTATTTCTTGACTACATTAGATGAAAATGGTAAGTACATAGCCTTCGATGACCCAAAGGAAATAAAGGGGTTGGCTAAGATAGGATACAAAGAATTGTTGGAGAGGTTCGTACTGAAGAAGGTAGAGCCGTATTACGATTTGGTGGGCTGGGATATGCAACCACTATGGAATAGTATCCAACAAGTTAATATGCGCTGGGTGTGAGGAGTGGCTATGAGTGACGGCGAGGAGACCATAAGTCTACAAACGCTCATGGATGCTTACATTAGATTGAAGCATGATGTCGGTGGCTTGGCCGGTGCTATGACACAAGATATGGAGAAAGTCAATTTCCTTTTGTTTCACCTTCTCAAAGATTTAGGAAAGGTAGAAGAAGAAGAATGTCCTTCTTGCAAAGCACCAATACTCATCCCTATGTTTGATAGTGTGGAGGAGAATCACAAGGTTTGTAACTTGTGTGGTTGGACTGATGCGCCTGATGACATAGGGGATGAAGAAGAATGAAACTTGCTACTGCCGAGCAAATAGGCTTATCCTCTTACACGCCTAACAAAGATGGCATCACGAAGATAAGTAAGTCCTCCTACATGGGTTACTTGATGTGTCCTCGACAATACTGGTGGAATAACATAGCCGATGTCCCGAGACCACCACCTACCGAGGCTATGGTTAGGGGCGGTCAAGTACACAAAGTCATGGAGGTAGGTCTATTAGATGGTGCCGATGCAGTACCTCAAGCCGTAGTAGACGAGGGGTTAGACGTTCTTGACCCGGCTATAGAATCTATGACTTCTTTGCTTCATCAAATAGCCTGGGATTTAGGTGGCTTTGACATTGTAGAGGTAGAGAAGAAACATCAAGTGTTTGAGAAGAAGCATATTGATGGTATAGGTCAAGTCGAGATTATTTGGGTGGGTATGATAGATGCTGTGTTGCGTCATCCTGACGGCGGCTTAATTCTTACCGAACTCAAGACTGGTAACATGGGAGTAGGTAAATTGCAACGCACACGTAGAGAGTTGTGCTTCTACAAGATGATATTAGATAAGATGAATATCTACGAATCAATCACGCATTTCCTCTATATTTGTCCCGACTACCAACTTGTGGTAGACCGAGAAGATAAGTTACTACTTGAGGGTAGCAAGAAGGGTAAGACTTTGTGGTTAGGAGACCACAACGGTATAGCCATACTTGAGCCAGTTGGTTCACGGTCTATTAATGCCTTTTACAAACGATTAAATGACACTCTTCCTAATCTATTCTCCCACAAGTGGGACATGAAGTGGAATGACTACTTTTGTATGACATGGTGCGACTTCAATGCGTCATGCCAACAAGAGATTCATGCCGCCGAGTTGGGGTTAGAAGGTGATTGGAATGAGTAAACCTATCTTAGTATGTGCCGCTTGTGGTAGTGACTCTGATTGGGTAGATAGCGACAAAATTATAAGGGTTACAGGACAGGAAGGGAATGTACCTGAAGTCGTAGATGTAATGATTTGCGATTGTGGTCACAAACAAGAGTGTTGATAGTATGCTTCTTTCGTTCCCACGCACCATAGGGCTTCGCCGTCATACTGTTCAAAATTTAGATTCATA